AAAAGAATAGGCAAAAATGAAAAAGGCAATTACGGTGGCGTTCCTATTCTGCCTAATCCCCAGCATAGTCAACGCCCAGCCGCAAGAAATTACCGCTGTTGAGACAACTCCCGAATTCTCCAAAGCAGTGATGCAGGATCCCATTTACATTGAGTCTGGTAGACAGGTATGGGATGGTCAATGCCGCCATTGCCACGGCAACAGCGCCTACCCCGGCAAAGCTCCAAAACTCAAACCCTCTAGCTACCAACCAGATTTCGTCTATGATCGGGTAACCAATGGTTTTCGCAAAATGCCAGGCTGGCGAGCAGTGTTCAACGAACAACAGCGAATCGGAGTTACTGCATATATATTGAGTGATACATTTTCGCCCTAAAAATAAATACTAGTTTAAAGGAACCACTATGAAAAAGACAAGAATGACGGATGACAGAAATTCGTTTAAACCCTTTAATTACCCCTGGGCATATGATGCATGGTTAAAACATGAACAAAGCCATTGGTTACATACCGAAGTACCCATGCATGAGGATGTTAAAGATTGGAAAAAGAAATTATCAAATGAAGAAAAACAATTCCTTACGCACATCTTCCGATTCTTTACTCAGGGAGATATTGATGTCGCTGGTGGATATGTCAAAAATTATCTACCTTACTTTCCGCAACCTGAAATAAGAATGATGCTTATGGGTTTTGCAGCTCGCGAGGCATTACACATTGCGGCATATTCGCATTTAATTGAGACACTGGGATTACCAGAAACAACTTACAACCAATTTCTTGAATATCAAGAAATGAAAGATAAGCATGACTTTGTTCTTGATATTTCATCTAAGAATGGTACGATTGCTTCAACCGCAGAACATATTGCTGTGTTCAGCGCATTTACTGAAGGTATGCAACTATTCAGTTCCTTTATTATGTTACTTAACTTCCCTCGTATGGGTAAGATGCGGGGTATGGGACAAATTGTTACTTGGTCTATTGTGGATGAGACACAACATGCCGAGGGAATGATTAAATTATTCCGTAACTACATCGAAGAAAATAAGGAGATATGGAATGATACTCTCAAAGAAAAGATCTACTCGATTGCGGAGAAGATGGTTAGTCTTGAAGATAAGTTTATTGAACTTTCTTTCAAATCTGGCGCTATCGAAGGGTTAACAGAGAACGATGTAAAAGAATATATTCGTTACATTGCTGATAGACGTCTAATTAGTCTTGGACTAAAAGGCATCTTTAAGCGTAAAAAGAATCCTTTACCGTGGGTTGAAGAAATGATCAATGCTCCAACGCATACTAATTTCTTTGAAAACAGAGCAACAGACTACGCAAAAGGTGCCTTGTCAGGAAACTGGCATGATGTGTGGGGAAAGGCTGCATGAAAAATTTTGATGAGATAAGAGAAAGAAAGTATCCTGATGGTACTTTAATTAATAAAAAATTACCTCCTGCATATGCGTTAGGTAATAGTAAAGAAAATTGCGCAAATTGTGGGGCATATGTACCAGGAACAAAATATTGTAAAACCTGGGATGCTAAGGTGAAACCTAATTATTGGTGTAAAAAATGGATTCTGATAAAAAAACAAACTACGTAATAGTCCGTAGACAAATTTGTGATACGTGTGAACATAAAAAAATTGTTATTGGTGCAAAATTTTGTAATTCATGTGGTTGTGCCATATGGGGCAAGACATTAATTAAATGGGAAAAATGCCCTGAAGGTAAATGGAATGCCGAAGAAAATTGATTATGCACATATGAGAGCGGCTGAGGCATATGCAGATCTATCTCATGCAAGAAGATTGAAGGTTGGTGCTATTATAACTAAGGATGATAGAGTTATATCTATAGGTTATAATGGTACTCCTGCAGGATGGGATAACAACTGTGAAGACTACCATGGTCTGGATTTAAAGGGTAATCCAACTTTGGTTACCAAACCCGAAGTACTTCATGCTGAGTCAAATGCCATAGGTAAATTAGCTCGTTCGACAGAATCGGGTGAAGGCGCTACAATGTATATCACCCATGCACCTTGTTTTGAATGTAGTAAAATGATTCATGTGGCAGGTATAAATAAAGTATTCTATCGTACCCCTTATAGAAATACTAATGGTATAGAATTTTTAAATCAATGTAAAATTGAAGTGGAGCAAATATGAGTAATAAAATTATAGGAATTACTTGCAGTACTTTTGATCTCTTTCATGCTGGTCATGTTATCATGCTTGAAGAGGCAAAAAGACAATGCGATCATTTAATCGCAGCAATCCAAGTCGACCCAACAATCGACAGGTCAAGTAAAAACAAACCCGTACAATCCATAATTGAACGACAAATACAAGTTGCAGCTTGTAAACACGTCGATGAGATTATTGTATATTCTACAGAAAAAGAACTTGAAGATATCTTTATGTCCTTACCCATTGATGTTCGTATCTTGGGTGAGGAGTATAGAGATACGGAATACACCGGCAAAGTTATCTGCGAGAAAAGAAAAATTGATATTTATTTTAACAAGCGCGATCATTACTTTAGTTCATCAGATCTAAGAACAAGAGTATTTGAAACTGAAGCAAAGAAGAGAGGAATCGACACATGGCAAAAAATAAACACCACGAGTGCATCGAATGTGATGCCGTCTTCAAGATAAAACATGATCTTGACGAACACCATTATAATGTAGGGTTTTGTCCATTCTGCGGTGCCACTATAGATGAAGATCAAATAGATGAGCAATACGAAGACCTCGACAACGACGACGAAGACCTGTCCTAAGTGTGGGACACAACACAACAAGCCCGGTAAATTTTGCACCCGGGCTTGTGCCAATTCAAGGCAATGGTCAGAGGAACAGAAACAGGTATTCTCTGAAAAGCAAAAAGATTATATGGCTCGGGACGAGTCAGAATATCACAGATATAAGAAATCTGTACAAACATCAATGTTCATTAAGACTGGCACAATGGGCAAGGGTTTAGCAACCGAGCGACTCGAGGATGTAATGACGGATCCTGAGGACTATTTCATAGTCCCACCCCGTGTAGATGCCGATAGATACTCCGAAGATGGAGATATATGGGAGATTATAGAACAATAAATATATAAAAATCTAGGAGAAAACATGATATTAGACGGCGGAATGGCATTTTCTGGGGGTGCATCTATAGTACCCCCACCTGCAACTTTTCCAATCACATTTAAGTGGTTTTATGGTGAAACCACTGGCGGTCAAGCACCCGAAACAACATTATCTACAGCTTCTGCCTATCGAGCAAACAATCAAATAGCGTGGAAGGCAAGCTATACGGAATTTCGTGATCAGGATATTAATCCTGTTTTTACCTACGTGGATGAACATACTGCAAATGCTATAGCAAATGCAATAGTTACTGGAACTGTTATAGAGACGTTTGGCAGTGGTGGTGCTTTCATTGATTCTGTTACCGTAACAGAAACTGCTCGCGTAATACAAAATTGGAATGGATTTGGTAGTTCATTTATTGTTGCAAATGTGAATGCATCTTACCCGCTTACAGGCTTGTTTGGCGCAAATGTGTATTTTAATTCAAATATTAAATATCTCGATACACAAAATTGGTGGTTTGGATCAGAAGTAACAACACCTTTACAGACTGGGGGAATTGCTACAAATTGGAATATGCGACAAGCAAGCCCAAGTTATAGTATACAGTTTAATAGATTTAATGAAACTACAGGTAACATAGTAATAATAACACCCAATCAGTTAACATCTTGTACTCTTGCAAGATGGAGTGGCGCCATTTATGACGGCGAGCCTGGCAATGTATTAAATGTTCCTTTTATTTCAGGTAATATACAATATAGTCCAGGTGGGCAATGGACACCTGTTTTTAGTAATGCAGAAACAAAAGCAATGTTTGTGGACGCAACACCTGATACTGAAATACTTATTATGCAGGGACGTCTGACTGACGCTCCCAACTATACTCTTGTCGAAAGAGTTATAACTACAACTTTAAATAGTACAGAATTTATAAACAATAATACAAGGTTAATATTAAATGTTTCCTTTACTGGCAATACTGCTGCAGTTGCAAATTTATATAATATGGGTGTGATGGTTAAATATAAAACAAATGCGTTGAATATCTTAAGAATTACATCATAAACTGCACAATATAAATACTTATTTAGATAGGTGTTTATGTGGCTTTATAATAATATTCCCTTTGAGGAAATTCCAGAAACTGCGTATGGTTATGTATATTTGATTACAAATACTGTTACTGGACGGAAATACATAGGTAAAAAACTTTTTTGGTTTCGTAAAACTAAACAGGTTAAGGGTAAAAAGAAGCGCATAAAGGTCGAATCAGATTGGCGAGATTATTGGTCCTCATCCGAAGAAGTTAAAAAAGATGTAGAGGCGGTTGGGACAGATAAATTTATAAGAGAGATATTACATATTTGTCCTAATAAGGGATCTTGTAATTATCTTGAGGCAAGAGAACAAATGGATCGCAGAGTATTAGAGACTGATAATTATTATAATGGGCAAATACAATGCAGAGTACATAGAACGCATATAAAAATAGGAAAATAATATGCCAATAACAATTACAGGCGGAGCAACACTTTCGGGATTTACATA